TCTGGTAGTTGCTCAGGCCGCAGCGATAGTCGACACGCATGGTTCGCGGATGACCCTCCGGTGCGTCCCGTTTTTCATGGACGCTGTAGAAAACCTCACTGACGTCGTATTCTGTCTCGGTGACCTCGCCGCTCAGGATGCCCGCCGTGGAGGCCTGCTGATCGTGTCTCTCCCCCGTACGGGGTGGGAACTCATAGCCACACTCCGGGCAGATGCCATAGGCCGCGTGGATGACGGCGTTGCATTCCGGGCACTCCTTGGCTGGCGCTTCGCCGTTCCCGGATGAGCGGTCCTCGATCTGCAGGGCGTCGACCGGGCCGTGCCGGAGGATGTTCCCGCCGAAGTCCAGAACCAGGCAGTTCTCTTTCGACGGATGCAGGCGAAAGCCCCGACCGACCATCTGGTAGTACAGGCCCGGTGACATTGTCGGCCGCAGCAAGGCTACGCAGTCGATATTCGGGGCGTCGAAGCCTGTAGTCAGAACATTTACATTGACCAGGTACTTCAGATCGCCGTCCTTGAATCGCTGCAGCGTCTCGGCCCGCTCAAACGGCAGTGTCTCGCCGCAGACGAATCCGCACTCGTGGCCTCTCTCGCCCAGCACTCGCTGAACGTGAAGGGCGTGCTGCACGCCGGCGGCGAAGATCAGCACTGAGTTGCGGTCGCGAGTCTGCTCGACGATTTCTCCGCACGCCGATCGCACCAGGTGGTCGTCGTCCATCAGGGCTTCGACCTCGCCCGCGATGAACTCGCCGCCCCGGACGTGCAGGCCCGAGGTGTCGACCTTTCGCCGTCCGGCCTTGCTCTTGAGCGGGCAGAGATACCCCTGGACGATCAGTTCGCGGACGCCCACCTCGTAGCAGACGTGGTTGAGCAGATTCTCCGGCCCGCAGATCATGCCCGTGCTCATGCGATACGGCGTAGCCGTCAGGCCGACCAGTCGCACGTTCGGGTTGACCACCTTGGCATCGGCCAGGAACGTTCGATACATCCCCTCGCCGTCGGGCGGGAGCATATGACATTCATCCAGGAGAATGAGATCGAACGCGTCGAGCTCAGCCGCCCGCTTGTAGACGCTCTGGATACCGGCGACGATGATCGGATGGTCCGTGTCCCGGCTCTTGAGGCCTGCCGAGTAAACGCCGATCTGCATCCACAGGTCCGGGGCCATCGTGTGCAGTTTGTCGACGGCCTGTTCGAGCAGCTCCTTCACGTGGGCGAGGATCAGCACACGGCCGTTCCATTGCTGAACCGCATCCCGACAGATGCTCGCCATTATCGGCGTTTTGCCGCCGGCCGTCGGGATGACGACGCAGGGGTTGTCATCCCGATTTCGCAGGTGGTCGTAGACGGCCTCGACCGCTTCGGCCTGGTAAGGTCGCAGCGTAATGACGGACGTTGCCTGCATGCTCACGCCGCCGCCTCGCCCTCATGCTCCTCCAGATGGTCGCCGTATTCGCGGAGGTCGTAGCACGCGTCGCACAGCCAGACGATTTCCGTTTCGCCGAAGACGTTCAGCAGGTACGGGTCCGGTCCCTGCCGACAGTCCTTGACCTGCTTGCAGTACTGGCATTTCCGCAGGACAGGCGTCTGGTTTTTCCATTCGTCCATCATCGTTGCCATCCTTGGCCGATCGGCGGTTAGTTGCTCTGGTAAGGTGCTCCGCAGAGCGGACAATGGCTCAGCGGGAACTCGGTGACGGACGCTTCCAGTCGGCCGCCATCGACAACGTCCCGCCGGCGAATGATCAGCAGATCGATTTGGCTGTCGTCCTCGTAGACGCCCGCATGTTCCAGGGCGTCGAGCGTCGGCTTGGCCAGGTTGTCCAGGTCGCGGCGTCGACGGTCGGGCGGGAAGGCGTCCATGCATAGGGCAACGCGACCGTTACGCGGGGGCTGCCCGCCACCGCCCAGGAGGGCGCAGACGTTCCTGCGGAACGCCCGGCCCTCCCGACTGATCAAGGTCCGAGGCCCGACCCGCCGCCAGTAGTGATTCACTGACGGCGGGTACGGCAGCGAGAATGAGATGGCCTCGCTTACCACTTGGCTTCCCCTTTGGCCCACTTGGACATGGAAATACGCATGGCAATGTGCATGGCCAACGCCCCCAGAATGCCGATCGGCCCATTGAGGATGGACAGCATCAGCCATCCAAGGCGGTCCCATCGCGTCCAGGTCCAAGACATGGCCTTGTGCGACCATCGGTTGAGGAGATAGCCAATCGGGGCACAGGCCAGCCAGCACAGAATGAGAATGGTTAACATGTTCATTGCAGTGATTCCTTTCAGTTGAGGGGTTATCGCTTCCACGGAGGGGTGTTGTCGCTGGTCGGAGCCTGCTGCGGCTGACCGGCGGCGGCCCCCTTGGCCTCGTAGCCCTTGACTTCATTCGTGATCTCGCCGTTGTCCTCGCGCTTCCTGCACTTGACCGAAATCACCAGCGGCAGGTTGTGCAGGTCGACGCTGTCGCGCGGCTGCATGACACCGACGGCCCGGCAGATGGCCGAAAGGCTGCCCCGGGCGATCTTCTGCGTCAGGTCGTTGGGATGGTTGATGCACAGTCGGTCCCAGACCTTGCGGTCTTTGCACGGGCCGTCCAGTACGGTGAATTCCAGTTCCACGTAACTGCCGTCACCACGCTTGGTGGGCTTCATCTCGCTGGCCGTGATGGCGGCCAGGTACTTGCCCGCCGGCAGCGGTTCGAAGGGTGTGTTCGGTTCGATTTCGTTCGCATTGAAGCCATTGAGATTAGCCATTGTAGGTTTCCTTTCCGTTGTTGGCGTTGGTCATTGCGTTCATGAGTTCCTGCCACGACAGTGGCAGTTCAGTCGGAAGCGAGTAGCGGTTTTTGGCGATGCACGACGGGCTGCCGACGCAGCGAAGCACGCGCTCGCCCCCGTCCTTGCCCAGCCCGGCCGCCAGCGTGCGAGTACGATTGAAGCCGGTATCTTCGGTGCGGGTGATCACCTTGCGGGTGGCGAAGAGCACCGCATCGGCCCATTCGGTGACGACAGCATTGGCGTGCTTGTGCAGCCGGGGCGAGAAACGGTCGTATGCCCCGACCTCGGGGTCGGAGAACGTCTCGACCTTGGCGTGGGCCAGGCAGATCACGCACATGCCGCGATTGCTCCGCAGCACGTCCAGCCCGGTGAGAATCCCACGCCAGTGCGTCAGGGCGTGCGTGTAGCCGCGAGCGTAACCGCCGTCGACTTTCTCGATGCTGCTGACGCCGTACTCCCGGCAGAGGCGATCCCAAATCAGGCGCTCCAGCCAGTCGAGGGAGTCCAGCACCACCGTCTGGAAGTCGTGCTCCTCACTCGCCAAGGCATCGATGGCGTTGATCACATCATCGAGAGTTCTCGCCACAGGGAAGCTGGCGCAGTCGATCTGGCCGAGCCCGTCTTCGGTCGGGATGAAGATCGCGCCCGGGGCCTGGGCCGCCGTGGTGGACTTGCCGATGCCCTCCGTGCCGTAGATAACCATTCGGGGCGGCTGGTGTTTGGGACCGTGATGAATTTGTTGAATCAATGACATTCGTATTCTCCTGGGTTCGATGTTGCGGGGCGGACGGGGTGCCAGGTCATGGCCTTGCGGCCAGAGATCCTGCAGGTTCGGTCACGGCCGTTGGCAACCAGGCCGGCCTCGCGCAGTTCCGGCAGGCGTTTGTGGGCCTTGATGCCAAGGCGGCTTTCGATTTCACGGGCGGTCAGACCAGGCGTCTGCGTCACGGTTTCGAGGCACATCGCTCGGTGTTGACGGGCCGAGCCGTTGGCTTCGGCCTCCCGCCCGGCCAGCGCCGATGTCGGCGGGTCTGTGTTGCGGTAGTTTTGGTTCATGGTTCTGGTCTCCGTTCAGTCGTTTCTGTTCATGCTCTGTCTCGCTGGCCAGCGAATGCGACGGCCGGGGATCGAACCCGGGCGGGCCTTCAGCTCACGGCAGGCAGCCCAACGTGGTCATGGAGGTCGAGGCCGTGATTCACGCTCCTTCCGGCAGGAGCTACCGTCGCGTAGTGCCCGGCGGTCCGGGCGTGGGTCGCATCCGTGGATTGGCACCCGCTGCGGCCGGGACGGGCGGATTGGGCATGATGAAACCCTGCCTTTGCGCGCTCTCACGGTTTACGCGCCGAACGGGCTCGGGGAGTCTGGGCGGGGAAGTCATCCGCCACGCCATCCCGTTCGATGGTCAAGCGGTGTCAGGGGAAGTCGAGAATGCGAATCTCCTCGTATCCGGTCGGCCAATCTCCAGAGGCTTGGCAGGAAAGGAGCCGTCGAATTGCTGCTTCGTTTTCGCTGCGAGCAACCGCCAACGACTGCTCGCTGACCTGCCACACCCCGCAACGGAATGGTTCCCTCTTCTCGGCGGCCACGATGTGGACCGGAACGTGCTGGCCGATCACCTCGGCCATCACCGCCTGATAGAAACTCATCTGGTTCACGTAGCGATACCGCTTGGCATCGGCTTCGAACCATGTCAGGTCGTCACAGGTCTTCAGATCGACGATGCCCCGATGCGGGTGGGTCCAGTCGATGCGGATTTGACAGGGCGTGCCGCAGTAATTGGCGCGAATGACGCCCTCGGCTCGACCGTAGAGCAATAGATCGATGGCCTCATCATTCATGGCCACGCCGCTGGCGATGTTCTCGATCAGTTCTGCATGGTCGTGGGAAAGTACGGGCTTGCCTTGAGCGTCGGCCCACTGGCGGAAGGCCTTGGTGTTGCCCCCGAATGGGCGGCCGGTCTTGGGATTGACCGGACCGCCCATGGCGAACGAGGCTTCGTACACGTCACGACCTTCAAGAATGCGGCAGTGTGCCGCCCGCCCGATGAGATATGCAGCCGATTCACGGTTTTCGATCAGCCCGGCGTGCTTCTTGAAGTGCAACCAGGGGCACTTCATGAAGTCGATGAGCTGATGGCTGCTCAGATAGTCGGCCGACCGGGCGTGGTATTGCTCGGCGGGTTCCGTTTGAAGAACGCTCAAATCAATGTTCAGGTCGTCGTGCATGATTCACCTCGTGTGCGTGATGTTCGGGGGTGTTTGCCTTCTACATCCGCACAGAGGCCGAATCTGCCGCGCCCAAATCGACGAATCCGAATTTCGGGTCCGTGAAGTAGGTGCGTGCCTTGGCGATGAGACGGTAGATGGAGTTGCGATGGATGCCCAACTCCTCGGCCGCTTCGGCTGGCGACAGACGCTGCAGTAAGCGACAGACTTTCTGGAGTCGCGAGGGCATCTCGTTGAGGACGACCTCAATGTCCAGATGCAACTCGAGTTGTCGCAGGTCGTCCTCGCCCTCATGGGCCGGATTGTTGACGGCGGACGGAGCGCCATCGCCCGAATCGGACAGACCGATGGGCCGACCGGACTCGCGTTGAATCCTGCGGCACTCATTCTGGGTGAGCTTCTTGACCGCCAGGTCGATCACCCGGCTGGCGTAGGTATGCCAGGATGCGGAACCGTCTGGATCAAAGCGTTCCGCCGCTTTGAGGACTTCGACGACCATATCCTGAAAGAAGTCGTCGCGACGATCATCCGACAGTCGGAACGTGATCGCCAACCGTCGCGTCCGGAACGCGATTCGGTTCAGGACATAGTCGTCGAGGAGGTGAGAGGGATGGGTTTCGCAGCCGTTACTGGCCGCCCGCCGGTGGGTGTTCGTGTTCTTCACGATTCACGCCTTTCCCGTGCCTAAGCACGAAAAAGGCCCGCTGAAGAACACCGGCGGGAGCGCTTCAGCGGGCCTTCATGTGACTTTGCCTCGCCGGCTTTCGCTCTTCACCGACGGGGCGTCACATTTGGCGTGACAAAGTCACACAGCGTGTGACTGGCGAGATTTCAGGTCAGATCACAAGCTCCAGTGCAATTCCTCCTCGGGTTCGTAGGACATGAACAGGCCGGTCTTTATGGCGTTTCGAAGGTGCTGGGCAGCGGCGGGAAGTTTGCCCTCCGCACCCAGGGAATCCTGGACACGCCCGATGGCTTGGGTCATGGCTCGGCGAATCTTGTCGGCCTCATCCGACGCCTCGCGAGTTCGCCCGTTGAAGCCCTTGACGGTCTTGAGATAGTCGGTGAGGCCGTCAAGTTCACGTTGAAGGCGTTCCTGAGCAGCCAGATCGTTGTTCCGCTCGGCCTCTTCCAGCTCTGCCTGGGCGTCCAGGTATTTCTGCTTTACCTCATCGAGCGTTTGCTTGTCGGTCTGCGGGCCGGCGGAGCTGGTTTCGCTCACGGCTGCATGACCACTGACAGCAGCCAGCAGATCTGGGGCAAACACTTTCTCGTGGGGTTGGGCCACGAGTTCGGTGATATAGGCCATTCCTACGGTATCCTTCAAGATCGTCTGCTGCCCATCGAACCGTACAATCCAGAAGTCGCCTTGCCGCTGGAGTGCGTAGGCGGGCGGCGCGGCAACCATACGATCAGCATGGTGTTTGGCAACGTATGCATTGCGATGGGTTTCCCACGTAGGAGCCGCGACAAACCCGCTAGCTCCCCAGGCGACTATTTCGTTCAGAGATAGCACAGATGATTGGTGCTGTTCGAGTTGATTCCGTATTGTGCTATCGAGCACCGGCTGGGTCGGCATCAAGAGGAGAAAGCCCGCACTGAATTCGACAAGCAAACGCCTTATCTCATCGATGAGCCGATCAGAAGATGGAGGCAGCATAAGGAACACAGGCACGCCAACGGCTTCCGTCACCCTCCAATCCCCCATTGGAACAGCGTGAGAGGCTGCGTCGACCGAGCCGGGATCGAGTGTAATCCCGAGGACTGGAGAAACCGCTTGGCAGAGCGCGGCGATTTCCAGACGATAGGCAAGAACATCTTCCCTTTTGAGCCCAGTTTCCCTATACATTTCGTCGGTACTGGAAATCAGGGCAAACCTCCGGTCTGGAGTCTGTATCACTTTCAGTGTGTGGCCTTTTTCATCGGCTATGGTTTTAGCCACACCGACATTTCTGAAAATGCGTTTCTTGAGGGCTTTCCACGCGTCAGCCCCCAGGCTTCGTTCCCATTCGCCTGCCGTCGCAGTCAGCCCGGGCCGAAAGGACACATAGCTCCAAAATGACTCCAAACTAATTATTTCTGACGGCTGAACCATTGGATTGTATGAATTCCTGTTCAACGAGGAAGCGGCGGGCAATCTCAGCGTCGCTTTCGTGATCGTATATGGAAACGTTGGGATGTCGCAGCTTGACACTGCGTTCGCCACCCAGTTCATTATCCAGTGTCAGCTTGACCCGCATGCTGAGCAGTTCTGCTTCTCGAGGAATCAGAAGGCCAAGATCGTCGAGGCCTGCAAATACGTCTTCGGCTTTGTGCGTAACCCGATGGTCATTGTCGCCATTGAAGCGATACACGAGGTCTGTCAACCGTGCTGAGGCTACTCCCTCAACTTCCGAGCAGTCCAAAGCCGCAGCACCCCGTTCACGCAAAGGCTCAAGAGAATAGCGGGCGACATCATCGGACAGGAAAAATTCAGGATCACCGAACAGGCTATCTCCCAAGTAGACGCAGTAAGCCCGGCGTTCTCGCTTGCCATTACTAGCATTGTAAATTTCCAGTTCACCTCGCTTGTGATGGTAGATCAGAATGTCGTAGTCCTCAGGACGATAGAACACCATGACGGGCTCGCCATTCTCAAGAGCGTTTTCTTTCTTAAACGTGCCTCCATGGCGAACGATAAACCAGGTCGCATCAGGCTTGTAGACGGGCAGAATACGAGTTCCTTTTCCCTTCTTCTCACCGTCGTACCACATATCCATGCTCTTGCCGAATTCATCCAACATAGCACGCGTCGGCTTCTTCCATGTCGGCAGTGGTCGCACTTGAGCCGAGTATGAGTAGAAACGCTTCTTTCTATGCAGTTGACTCTGTGCCTGGTACAAGGCATGCATGTACTCAACCGACTGGGGGGCCTTCATTCGTAGAAGAAGGGTAATCTCTTCCTTCGTAGCTTTGGCCGAATAGGTCACATCCTGTTTCCTGGCTTCCTCTGACAAGTCATCATCCGGAACGATTTGGGAGACCTCGTCCCAGTAGACGAGATCGGCCAGGAGCTGCGCCGGCATCTGCTCGCTGGGTGAAGCGAGTACGGCCGACAGTTTGTCGTAGTCAATATCGTGGACAGATGTGGGATAAACGCGTTCCTTTTTGAGGAATTCCTCGTACTGCCAAAGAAAACGCAGGAGCACTTTTCCAGATACACGCTGAAGAAGTTGAGGGGACGTGACATGTCCTGGGTTGAAATTACTGGCCATCATGGCCTCCTTTCCCCGGCCTCGAAATGGCCAGACGTAAGAATGCACTGAAGGGTACAGCCCCGGCCCGAAATCCGTTCTGGGCCAAAAACATTTTAGCAATTCGCATGCCATATAGGGCGACAGCCAGCAAGTCGCTATTGGCAAGTGAGTTAGAGCCAGAGCATGGAGTTGCGGTCGAAAGAAATGAGACCGCAGGAATGTCAATTCCCGGCAAAACCGGTCGCTGCATCTGTCGATATGGCAGCCCGCGTGAGGTGTCGCCCCCACAGCCGCCGCTGTCGCTGCCAGTCGGGCTCGGCGGTGATGGGCCGGAGGTGGCGTTCCGTGATCGGGTCTTTACCCGACGTGACGCGGGGCAGGTGGAGGATGGCGTCCTGGATGTCGGGAGCGAGGTAGAGAAGGTTCATGATCTGCGTGACACGGGCGCGGGTGACATGGCCGAGTTCAGCAAGCTGGGCCTGGTCGCGGATGGCCCCCTCGGCGATGAGCCGGTCGAACTTGATCGCCAGCGCCATCAGGCGAGACACGCGGGGCACCCGGCCGTCTGGCGTATCGGTGACCGGGGCG